GTCCCCCCACAAATGGCAGTACCAATAGAATTACAACCTCCAGGAGGCAATCTTTCGCCTTTTCAAAATTTTTTAAATAGACAATAGAATGGCAGATAAAGCAATTCAAAAAGACGGTACAACCAAACGTTATCTTCCCAAGAAAGCATGGGCAAAGCTTTCAAAAGAAGAACGTGAAGATACTGATCGCAAGAAACGAGAAGGTTCTCGCAAAGGAAAACAGTTTGTTCCTAACACAGAGAAGGCTAAAAAAGCAGGCAAAGCTGCTAGGATGTATAAACAAAAGGGTAGTAAATAGTTAAATGTCTGACGCCAAGTCTCGTCTTAAGGAAATTATTGACTCCTACATTGACCGTGATGGAAGTTCTAATGTAGATACGGGAATTGTTGCGTCTCATATTGCCCAGATGAAACTCTTTGGTATTCGCCAAGGAGTTGAATTTTTTCCATCACAAGATAATTTTGGCGCACAACGTAAAGATTTCATTGATAAAGTTGTCAAATATAACAAACTAGATACTCGTCTTGATTCAATATGGGATTATTTTCTGTGTGACGGAAAAGGACTTTTTTATATCCGGCCTACTGAAAATAACTATCGTCTTTATTATTTTCGTAATCATGAATATCGTTCTTATTACAATGTTGATGGTGAACTAGAAGAAGTTGTTATTATCTATAGCTATAAAGTTAAAAAACCTAATGCAGGTTTTCAAGACATTGGTACGTACAATTTAACTGGTGATCCAAATCAAACGCCAGGTCAAAAGAAATATATACGTCTTTCAATTAAGGCAAATGTTATTGAAGAAACGCATTCAGAAGGAGAGATGTCCTTTGAAAATGCAATGGGTCAAGTGCCAGGTAAGACAGAGAAGTTTAGCAATGTATTGCGCTTTATTCCTTGTGTAGAAATTTTTAATAACCCTAAGGGATTCTCCATGGAGGGCAGTGGAGAATTTGATGCACTAGCTAATCACATTGTTATTCATGATGGATTGGTTAATAACATGCGCAAGAACTTACAGTTCTTTGGCAACCCAACTCTCTTATCATCCAGACCCAAAACTGATTTAATGGAATCAGGTGGTGATGGTGCAGCACAACGCCCATCAATTGCAGCCAATTCAGGCTTTACCAGCCCCCTTGGATTAAGTCGTTCAACATTTAAACAAGATCCTGTTAGTCGTGGTGTTGATGGACAGATTAGAGTTCCTCGAGTTATTGCAAACTTAGAGCCCAATGATCGAGTAGGTTACATTGTTCCTGATGCAATATCTGGTGACCAGAATGCATTTGTGCGTCAATACAGAGAAGAAATCAGAACATCATTAGGTGGTGTTGACGAGTTATCAATTTCAGCAGGTGTTACTGCTACTGAATATAAATCTTTATTTGGACGTGTTTCAGCAACAGCAAAGAAAAAAGCTAATGCAATTTATACCCATGGTTTATGTCGTTGTCTTGAGTTAATTATTTTCCAAGAAGAACAATTATTTAAAGATACATTAGCGGCAGCAGCAAAGTTTGAGAAACCAATACCTCCTGGACCAGAAGCTACACCAGAAGAAGAAGCGGGTTATCAACAAGCTATGGCTGAATTTGACAACCGCATGAAACAACTTATGATGGCTTGTGTTAAAGCGCAAATGATACCACCTGGTGTTAAAGGTTTAATTCCTGATGGTGACATTACAATGCTTTGGCGTTGGTTGGGTCCTGTTTACGAGGATTCAACACAAGACATCTTGAACAATTCAATTGTTGTAAGGAACTTACAAGAATTAGGAGTTGATAGCATAGAAGCACTGAAATATCTTTTCCCATCAAAAACTGATGAGGAAAGAGCGGAAATGCTTTCGGGCTTCCCGTTCAGGATGGTCAATGAGTTGCAGGGAGCTTATTCCCAGTTTTCTCGTTTAGTGGGGGGAATGATGCAGACTCCCCACCCACAAGCACCGGATTTACCCATGGCGGCAGATCCTCGTTTGGACTTAACTCCATATCTGTATCGAACTTTAGAAGCATTACAAAAGGAGATGAGCTATGCAGGACGCTACCGTCCAATCGATCCCACAGACGAGCCAACCCGCAGTGGCTCCGAGCAGTTACGTGGCGGCAGCACCGGCAGCACCGGCAGCTCCAGCCCCGGCCCAAGTGGGAACTCTTTACCCCCAGGCGGTTCCCCAGGCCGCACCTCAGGGGACTACCAGTTACCAATCCGCCCCGTCAGTATTCGTCCCCCCATCCCAGGGTTCGGACCAAACGCAGGGCAATCCATGGGAGTCGGCATTCAACAAGGTGGTAAACCTGTTGGGGAGCCCGGTGCAATCCCCGTTCCAGGGTCAACCATCCTCTCCGACTCAGTACAGCCCGGCGAATTACGGAGTTCCTCAAGCCCCGGCACAGACCTCGGTACAATCGGCTCCGCAGACCTGGCAAACAAACCAGACATCATCCAGCAACTCTTCCCCAACCTCCTCGATCAACTCCTTAGAGGACGTAGCGAATCTGCTGGAGTGGAGTCCGGAAAGCCGGATGGTAGTGGCAAACTACGGAACCGAAGCACCAGCGATTCTAAACCAGTACGCCCTAAACCTGGAAGGGATGCTGGACAGCGCCGTCGCATGGGGCCAAAGGGCAACTAATTGCTTAAAAGGTTACGCTAATTTCTCTGTTACTGAGCATAAACAAAACCTTGCTTATAACGAGATTCTTACTAATCCTGACACGCTGTCTGATTACACATTGAAGTTCTTTGGTCCTGAAGGTCCGTATCCTGTATACGAGTCTGAAGCAGACCTGGAAACCCGTGGTTATCCGACCGCACCTGTTGGTCAAGCTGGCATGAACATTGCTGGTCTTCCTGCACCTCCAACTGCAGCTGCACCTCAGGTTCCCCAAGATTTCTGGGGATCATTTAAGCAACAGATGGATGTTGATCCCTCCCAAGCCTGGCGTTTAGTGAACCAAGCTGACCCTCGTCAGTTTGCTAACAAGCTCTTCGTTATGGAGTGATCCCATGCTTCCTCTTTTGCTAGGAGCAGGGGGTGCTATTGGTGGGGCGGCTTTAGGTAGCCGCCTTGCTGGTAGATATGCCCCTGAACTAAGAAAACAAGTTCAGTCTGCAGCAGCTAAAGGCCAAAAGAAAGCTTCTGAAGGTTTATTTAGAGCAGCTGAATACATCCCTGGGAGAAATGTGGAAGCAGGCGGCTTAGGAGGTGTTGGTCTTTTGGCACGTGATGTCCAAAAAGGTTTACGTGGAGCAGGGCAACAAGTTGCAATGCTATCAACTAATCCTTTAGGAATTGCTGCTCAATACGCACCAGCAACAGCCGGTTTAGGTTTAGGAGCCATGGGAGGTGCAGCCTTAGGACAAGAGATGGCAATTGATCCTGAAATGCCAGGTTCAAGTAATACTCTTGGATCACGTATGAACATGCAACAATACCCTGTAATGTATTAATTAGATCAATAAATTACAGACTGCTAAAATTTTCTTTAGATAGGGCAATAGAAAGCCCGAATCTTTCACCCGATTACTTAATTTTCCGAATATCTGGAGGATAAAAGAAAGTGTTTCTTGATAACGATTTTCCCAAGATTCTAGGCGCGGAGCTTTATCGCCCGCATCCCGCCTATGTTTGTGAAATGGCTGTTGAGCCTGTGGTTGTCCACGATTTCACATCCCAACCCGGTCAGACTGTGCAGCTTGATCGCTACAAGTTCTGGGGAGCACCTGGTACTAAGGACTCTCGCGAGCGTATTGCTGATCAGACCATTGGTACTGCTAACAGCCGTAACATCACTAAAGAGAAGGTTTTAGTGGTGCTGAAAGAGTACACTGGCCCTGCAGATCCGGGTGATCCTACTCAGCCTTCTACCTTTAAGATTGCTCGCGAAACCCTGATCACTGCTCAGCGTTTGCTGCTTGATACCGGCAACCTGAACATGTTCCACCAGTCCATTGGTAGCTTGACGCTGCTGGATGACTATCGTCGTTGGCGTGACCGCGTCTTCATTGACGAACTGGCTAAAGCTGAAGCTAACGGTGCTGCTTCTTCTTCTCAGGGTGGTTATTACTTCTCTGGTGGTAAAGAAAAAGATTCTTCCGGTCGTGTTTCTTATACCGCTGCTGAGTACGCTGATCAAGTTCAACAGTTCTCCGTTCGTACTGACCTGTTAGAACTTGTTAAGGATCTGCGTAAGCGCAACGTTCCTACCTTTGCTGATGGTCTGTATCGCTGCATCTGCGATCCTACTTTCATGCTGCACCTGCGTCGTGATCCTGACTTCCGTGAGATTGCACGTTACGCCGGTAATCCTGGTCAAGGCATGTACATGGCTAACCCCATGATGCCTAACAACTCCAGCTTCTACATGGGTCCCCAAGCTGGTCAGGG